AGGCGAAATATCCCCCTGACCTTTTTCCACTCACCCAACCAAAGGAACGCAATGACTGCTTCAAAGCGTTTGCGGGCTGTTTCCGCAAGCGAAGTGGGGCAGCGCAGGCTTTCTGTGGCGCAGGCCGCTGAGTCTGGTGATCGTCTGGGTCTGTTGGTGGCAATGCGCGACAGGATCGCCAAGACAATCAGTGACCCGGATTGCCCGCCGCGAGATTTGTCGTCGTTGTCTAGACGATTGCAAGAGATCGCCAAGGAAATTGATCAGCTTGGTTTGACGTGCGGATCTGGGTCTGTGATTTCGGAGACTGGTGACGAGCCCTTCGACGCCACGTCTGTCTGAAGTCGCTCGGCATGTGATTGCCCCGAAAGGGGTTGTTTCGACTGGGTGGCCGGCGATCAGGGATACCTGTTCGCGCCTGGGTTGGCATTTCGATCCTTGGCAAGAAGGCGCCGGGAAGCTGATCACGTCTAAGCGTTCAGATGGCATGTGGGCCGCTGATCTGGTGTGTCTGTCAATCGGGCGTCAGGTGGGGAAGACCTACCTGTTTGCGGCGATGTCGTTTGCGATGTGTCTGCTTGATCCTGGGTTGACTGTCATTTGGACGGCGCATCGGGCGAAGACCGCTAAGGAAACGTTCGCGTCTATGGCGGGGCTTGCGGCTCAGGAAAAGGTCGCTCCGCATGTGTTTCAGGTTCTGCGCTCTCGGGGCGATGAGTCGATCATGTTCACGAACGGGTCTCGGATTCTGTTCGGCGCTCGGGAGTCCGGTTTCGGTCGTGGTTTCTCCAACGTGAGCATCCTGGTTTTCGATGAAGCGCAGATTCTCACTGAAGCTGCGATGGAAGACATGGTGGCGGCTCAAAACGTCGCCAAGAATCCGTTGACCATTTTGACGGGCACGCCACCCAGGCCGCGTGATCCGGGCGAAGTGTTCACGATGGCCCGCCAAGACGCTTTGTCTGGCGATTCTGATTCGACGTTGTACATAGAGCTATCGGCTGACCGTGACGCCGATCTGATGGACCGCCGGCAGTGGCGTTTAGCGAACCCCAGCTTCCCTGGCCGCACTTCTGAGCGTTCGATGCTGCGGATGAAGAAGAATCTTTCTGAGGATTCGTTTCGGCGTGAAGCTCTCGGCGTGTGGGATGACATTTCGGTGCATAAGCCGATTGTCACTCCGCAGCAGTGGAAGCGGATGGTCGATTGCGGTCCCGGTGATGATGTTCGCCCGGACGCTCTTGGGGTGGATATGTCCCACGGGCGCGACATTGCCATTGCGGCGTGCTGGGTGGAAGGCGAGAACGCCCACATTGAACAGGTGTGGGCTGGTTCCGATCCGGTGTTCGCGTTGGACTGGCTTGTTGAGCGTGTGGGCCGCAGGATTCCCGTGGTGATGGATCAGGCTTCGCCCGCGGCGTCGTTTATCCCTGAGTTGAAGGCCCGTAAGTGCCAAGTGGTGGTTACTGGTGCGGCGCAGATGGCTCAGGCGTGTGGGGTGTTGGAGAACAGAATTAACACGGACTCTTTGACTCATTCGGGTCAACGCCAGGTGTCTGACGCGATTTTGGGTGCCCGTAGGCGCCCGATTCGGGATGCGGGCGGTTGGGCGTTGGATCGTTCTGACCCGACATCAGCTATTTATCCGATTGTGGCGGCAACGTTGGCTCTGTTTGGGGCTACGAGCCACAAGCGGTCGACTTCTAGTACAGGAAAGGTGGTCGTATTAAGTTGAATGATTATCGACTGCCGGAACAGAGTGTGCTTTCGTGAGCATTGGGCAGCTTGTCGCGACCACTGGACCCATCAATGGGCTTACCGACGACGAAAAGTATGCGTTCAACGAGTGCTGGAAGGTGTGGACGGCGAAGCTACGCCGCAACCTTCTCCGGGCGCAGTATTACGACCAGCACAATGTGTTGAAGGATTTGCAAATCGCGATCCCGCCGCACCTGACCGACTTGGAGTTGGTGCTGGGGTGGCCGGCAAAAGCTGTCGACACGTTGGCTCGGCGGTGCAAACTTGACGGGTTCGTCATACCGGGGGCTGAAGACGACCCGTTCGGCATCAAGGAACTGTGGCGTGCCAACGACATGCACATTGAACTGCCGCAGACTCTCACGTCAGCGTTTGTGCATTCGTGTGCGTTCCTGACCGTGACGAAGGGCGACACCACGCAGGGCGAACCTGAAGTGTTGCTGTCGTCGCAGTCAGCGTTGTTCGCGGCTGGGGTGTGGGATTCCCGGCGGCGGCGGCTTAAGTATGCGGTGACGATCACCGACATGGACGATGTTGGCCGGGTGGCCGGCTGGGCTTTGTTCATGCCCAATTCGACTACCACAGCGTTCTTTGATGGCCGCCGCTGGCAGTTGGATCGGTTCGTTCACTCGTTGGGGCGCGTTCCGGTTGAAGTGATCCCGTACAAGCCCCGATTGGATCGCCCGTTTGGGTGTTCCCGCATTTCGCGTGCGGTGATGGGGTTGTCGGACTCGGCGCTCCGCACGTTGTTCCGCATGGAAGTGCATGCAGAGTTCTTCTCGAGCCCGCAGCGGTACGCGATGGGCGCCGATGAGTCGATGTTTGTGGATGAAGATGGCAATTCGTTGAGTCAGTGGGAAGCGATCCTGGGCCGGGTGTGGGCTGCTGGCCGCGACCCGGATACCGGTGATATGCCGACGCTGGGGCAGTTCCCGCAGTCTTCTCCGCAGCCGCACACCGATCAGTTGCGGTCGTTGGCGGCGATGTTCTGTTCGGAAACGGCGCTGCCGTTGAACGCTTTGGGCATTGTGCAGGACAACCCGTCGTCTGCTGAAGCCATTGAAGCCGCAGAGCGGGATCTGATCATTGAGGCCCGGTACGCGATGGACGCTTTCGGTAGTCGGCTTGCTCGGGCTATGGCGATGGCGGTGCAGATCCGTGACGATCTGGATGCCCCGCCGGCAGAGTTAAACAGTCTGGATGCGTTGTGGCGTGACCCGGAGAACCCGCCGCAGTCCGCTGCCGGGGATTTCCTGATCAAGACGGTCCAGGCGATGCCGTGGCTGGCTGAGTCCAAGGTTCCTTTGGAGCAGTTGGGCTGGGATGCGACGACCGTGGAACGGGCGTGGGCCGACAAACGCAAAGCGAACGTCACGTCACTGTTGCAGCGTCTTCCGGCGCCGCAGGTTCCCCAGCAAGAACAGCAGCCAACGGTAAATAATGCCGGTCTCGGCGGCTGAGCGCCAGTTTCTACTCGGGCAGCTTGAACGGTTCGCCCAAGCGGATTTAGAAAATCTGTGGAAGCAGGCTGAGCAGCTTCCATCCGAAGATTTCTTCAAGTATGTGAGCGATGGGTTTCCAGACATTGCTGACACCTATAACCAGACCGCCGGCCAGTTGGCGGCAACGTGGTTTGAGGAATCAGACCCGGAATCTTCGTTCATTGCGAAGGTTGCCGATCCGATCATCAGAGATCGTTTACTGAAGTCCGCTCAATGGGCTTTGGGTGGTGATGGCAGTCAAGCATTGACGCGGATGAGTGGCACGATGCAGCGGGCTGTTTATGACGGAGCCCGTGACACCACAGTGCTGAACGTAGAAGCCACAGGATCGCGTTATGTGCGGGTAGCGCGGCCAAACGCATGCCCATTCTGCAAAATGTTAGCCACCAGAAGCGACTACACGTCGTCCGGTGTAGCTAAGAAGATCAACCCTGATACGGGTCTGCCGTATGAAGATGGTCGACTAACAACGGTAACAAATGCCCGTCGTCAACGAACTAAGCGCAAGCTAGGTTCGGAGTATCACGATCACTGCCACTGTCAAGCCATTGAGGTTCGCTCAAATCAGACCGTGGAACAGGTCTTGAATGATGAGCAGCGCAAGTTGCTTCAACGCTGGAACGACGAGTATGACAAGGCCGTTGCGAACGCTGGCAGTACCAGCGATACGAAGGCAATCATGTCTTCCTGGCGGGAACAGGACGCTGCTGTTTCCCCAGTGAAGGCAAAAATTGTCGCTACGACCGATGTGTTTGATGGGGTTCTTCCGAAAAAAGCTGTTGTGAAAGCGGCGACAACACCTGATGCGTTAATAGCGCAGGCAGTTGCAGATGCTGATTCTTCAAATCCAAGTTGGACTCGGTGGACACCTGAAACCGCCAAAGGCCCAGAAGCTAGGTATCGGGATAACTGCACGCACTGTGTGACCGCGAATGAGTTGCGCCGCCGGGGCTATGAAGTAGAAGCCACGCCTGCCCGCGATTCCAGAGGGCGCAACACCAATAACGACATTCTGTCCCGCTGGGAAACCGTTGACGGTGAAAAGCGGAAAATGACGATGCTAGCTGGTGGCCGTGAAGAACTTGACCGGATTATTGAAGAGCAATGGCCCGATGGCGCCCGTGGGTGGACTGCCGTTACTTGGCGAACGGGTGGTTCGCACATTTTCTCTGTTGAAAAAATCAACGGTAAAGCTGTCTACCTAGAGCCGCAGATCAGATCCGCTGAGTCAGGTAAGACGACGGTCGAAGATGCGTTCAATCGGGCGATTCAGCGGTCCAAGAAAAACGGTGTCCGATACGTTCGGATTGATGATCTTGTACCTACTAAAGCAATCATCAGCGACTCTGATCCGCTTGTCCGGTCAGTTTCGGACGGGGTGAAGATCCGCGCCGCTGACGCTGCAAAAGCGGCAAAGGCGTTAAAGGTGAAGATTCCGAAACCGACACTGCCTGATCTACTTGCCGGCGCGACGGGAAAAGGCATCAACACAGGAAACGAAGCCACGTTCCGGGCTTTTATTGATGGAGCCAAGGCAGCAGAGAAGACCACGGTGGCCGACTTTTCAGCGTATAGTTCAGATGTGACCATCCAAGATGCGTACTCGGACGGTTGGTTCTGGTATCGCAAGTGGGCCGGAAACGACGCCCTAGATGCGATTCGGAAGATGGCTAAATGATCACCTTCGATGATGCCCGCGCCGCTGTGGCCGACGCCGCCGAAGTACGTTCGTTCTACCCAGAAAACGATTTCTTGATCGCAGATTATGGGTGGGAAGACAACAACCGATTTCTCATTGTGGCTGGCACGAAAGCCGATCTGTTTGACGGCGATCCAGACGATGTGACGATTGATCCACCAATTGTTTTCGTTGACAAGACAACCGGTGCGGTAACTGCCCAGCTCGGATTGCAAGTTTTGGGCGATCCCACTGACGGCATGACTGCCATAGGCAACGCCCCAGAATAGAACGCGCTTTCTTCAGCGTTTCTGTTTTTTGGTGGATTGCCTGACATCTCAAACTTCGCAGCAGAGTGCTGTAAAGACTCGGGCCAACCGAAACGGCTGGGCCGCAAACCCGCAACGGGAAAGTAGGAAAATCATGTCTGATGAGGACACGACGACAGCGGAAACCGCAACGGAGACCGTTGAGCAGCCCGAAGTGACTCCCAAACCCACCGAAACAGTGGACTTTTGGAAGCAGAAGGCACGCGAACAGGAAAAGAAGGCCAAAGAGAACGCCGCAGCCCGGTTGGAGCTAGACGAACTCCGAAAGTCTCAACTCTCCACGGAAGAGAAACTGGCTGCGGAGTTGGGGGAAGTCGCGAAACGCGCCGCCCGCGCCGAAGCCGAAGCCCTGCGGTGGCGCATCGCTGCCAAGCACGGCATCTTGGATGATGACGCTGAGTTG